TCCTCTCTCGTAAAGGTGTTCTTTGACATATAGAGTATCATCTCTCTTCCAAACTCCTACGACTGCACTTGGGTCGTTTGTGAATCCCCAATCTAATCCGAACCCGATAAACTTTGCACCTTCTGGAATTACAACTCCTTCACTCCAATTATTGAAGACTAAGCCTACTAACTGCCCTCTTTGACCTAAACCAAATATCTTCCAATACTCAGGGTCTGCACTTGCTAAATTTTCTATCTCTCTCTTGAGCGAATCGGGTAAGTGAGGATTGTCCTTATAAGTCGTGATTAACAAGCCTGCATCCTCTCTTGGGATTACTTGGTCGTAAATCCAATGTTCGAAGTCTGATGGGTTGTAGTCGATAATTATCTTGCCCGTAGTCCTTAAAACTAATTGCCTCCAATCTTCAAGTTCTAATTCGTTTCCCTCATTGCAGAATAGTACGTTCCTTTTTCGACCTCGTATCTTTTGAGCGTCATCGGTACTGAAGAACTCGATTAGATTCCCATTAAGCGTATAGGTGTTCTCGCTTTTATTATGGTACTTTTCCTCATACAAACCCACCTCCTTAAGTATCTCAAAGAAGTCCCTCATTGCACTTGTCTTTAGTGCGGGTAAAGTCTTACGCACTATCGAATAGGTCAAACCTTTGTAAGTGGTTGCAGTTCGAATAATCCATTGAAGAGCAGAAAAAGTCTTGCCCGACCTTGCACCGCCTTGTAAGACTGCGATACGTTTGCCTTGATTCTTAAATGAATCCTCTAAAAAAACTAAGTTCGGGTTGAAACCCATACCTATATTATTTCGCCACTAAGCCAGTCAGGAAGTTTCTCAACCGTAATGCTTTGCTTGCTTTCGGTTTTAGTGCTAGCGATTCTGTGATACTCTTCCTCCGTTCCGACTAACTTATACAAAGCCATCTGAGTTAAAGGGTTGGTGCTATTGTACCACTTCTTCCTAAGTCCTATCTTGATATCAACCTTATTCTTTTCAAGACTTTCTTTTAAAGTGTCCATTTTATCCGAATCATTCGAGAATATCTCATAAAATGTCGACCTAGCACAAGGAAGTAAAGCAACCACATCCTCCATAAAGAATAGCTTTTGCTTTTCAATTAAGTCTATTGCTTGCTCGTATAGTTTACTCTTGTCGTATGCCATTGCGTTTTATTTCTAATGTTGGGTCTAACTTCTTCATTCTGTCTATTATTACTTGGCAATATTTAGGGTCAAATTCTACCAAGTAAGCCTTTCTATTCATTTGATGACAAGCTACCATTGTTGTCCCGCTTCCTCCAAATGCATCTATTACGATATCCCCTTGCTTTGAGGAGTTTTCTATTTGATATGAAAATAGTCCTATTGGCTTCATTGTTGGGTGTTCTCCATTTCTTAATGGTTTGTCATGTTCAATTACAGTTGTTTGCTTTCTGTCCGAATACCACTTATGGCTATCGCCTTTTAACCAACCGTATAAACATGGTTCATGCTTCCATTGATAATCTTGTCTTCCCATAACCATTGAGTTTTTAACCCAAATTAACTGCTGTTTCAATAACCATCCTGCATCCACCATAGCTTTGGCAAAATTTATAATTTCACTTGAAGCATGCCAAACATAAATAGCACCTCCCTTTTTTACTGCAGTTGTAAGGGCAGAGTAAAAGTCGTAAAGAAATTTATAAAAGTCCTCGTTGCCCATGCTATCGTTTTGGATAGTAAGTTTTTCTTTTGTGCCTCCTTCATAAGCAACATTGTAAGGGGGGTCTGTAACGCACATATCTGCCATCTCTCCTTGCATTAGTTTTTCGAATGTATCTGTTTGAGTACTATCCCCGCAAATTAAACGATGTTGCCCTATTTCAAATAAATCACCCAAAACAATATCTGTTTCAATTCCACCTTCTGGAACATCAAAGTCATCTTCTTCTGCTTCTAAATTGGAGTCTAATGCAAAGTCAGGAATATCCAATCCCCATTGATTCAACTCCTCAACATCCCATTGGTTGGCAAGCATATCCCAATCCCACTCTCCTCCGCTTACGTTGTCTTTGATTATAAACTCCTTTTGCTGCTCTTCTGTTAGGTTTTCTGCTATTATGATAGGTATTTCTTTTAGCCCTGCTTCTTTGCAAGCCTTAAATCGCATATTACCGCCCAATACAACCATATCTTTATTCACAACGATTGGTCTAATCTCTAACATCTCAGGAAAGTCTTTAACTGACTGAATCAACTTTGCAAACTTTTCATCCTTAATTATTCGAGGGTTGTTTGGGTTTGCCTTTACTTCAGTTACTTTTACTTTTTTACTTTGCATTACTTTAATAGATTTTTATAAACTTCGGTTCTTTTTAGGTTTAACTTTTCGATGTTCCAATTGTCTTTTACTTCGTTGTAGAGATTAGTGGCAAGTTCGTTTCTTAGTTCCTCATTATTAATAAGTTTCTTCATTGACTTGTACCAATCCTTCTTGTCTACAAATATACAATTTTTATTATTTAGTCCTATATTTTGATAAACAGGGTTTTGACTTACTACGACTGCCAAACCTTTAGCACCCATTTCCAACATCTTGAGGTTTGATTTACAAATGTTAAACTCGGTGTGTCTTAACGGAATTAATCCGATGTCCATAGCATCGTAGGCACTTGCATAGGTGTTTACATCCATTGCGTTTATTCTTGCGTATTGGTTTACGTCTATCTTCCAATTTGAGGTAAAGACTTTTTCATAATAGTCCCAAGTTGGGTCTTTTTCTACATAACCAGAAAGAATTAATCTGTACTTGTCTATTAAGTCTTGGTCGTGTAGTAGTTCATAAAATGGAGTATCTAACAACTCAACGTCTTGTTTGTGGGTTATTGAACCACTCCAACCAATGTGAACCATATCTGCGGTTTTAAACTCTCTTACCTTGTCGTCTACTTTGAATTGCGGTTGTTCAAAGTCTATTCCATTAGGGAGAACTTCTACGTTCTTGTTAAAGTTCCCGATTATGTTAGCTAAGTAATCAGTTGTAGTAGTTACTAAGGTAGCTTGCTTTAGATTGTAGAGGATGTGTTCGGCTCTTTGACCTCTTTTCCATTCATTAAACATCGGATGTGAGTGAGGAAGAACCCAAGTGTCATCTCGGTCTATTACTACGGGGATTCCGATTCTTTTAAGTTGCTTCCAAAGTAGTTCTTGATTGCCTAATTTACTGATGACTGAACTTGAAACTATTAAATCATAATCGTGGAAGAACGAATCTGGTTGATGGTCAATTGAAGGTATGGCAGTAACTTGTTCATATTGACAATGTGGGATGAGAATTCTGTGATACTCTACGCCTGTGACATTTTGGGGACAAACTAATAGTATTCTCATATCAAGTTTAAGTGTTTAAGGGCATATTCGAAACCTTCTTGATTGTACATCTCATAACCTTTAGTAATTACATTCGGACATCCGTAATAAACTTCTAACAATCTATTTGCACCGCATTGTTCCGCTATTGAGTAACACATTGACTGATTACCGATAAATAAATCAGCGTATGAGATAAAGTGTTTTAATTGTAAAAAGTTAAAATGTTTGATATATTCTAACTTTTCAACTTTTTGTTTCATTAAAGCATATTCTGTTTCAGTACCTACAAAGTAAATCTGACAATTTATTTGATTAAGAATTGAATAATCTAACTGACCGTTATTGTAACGTTCTGAACGATTAACTACTACATATTGAGGACTTCGCTTTTCAAATATTTTTGGAAAAAAATAATCATTCGAATAATGTTCTTGCAGTTCTGGATAAGCGTACAAGTACCACTTCTTAATGTCTCCCGCACCTAAATTAAATCCGACTTCCCTAAACTTGTCAAAGTCATAATCTATCTTTTGATTCGTGTAGGGTAAGACATCGTAAATAAATTCGCACTCAAGTAGTAATGGCTTGAGATTATCGAACATATACTTATTGAGCATAACTCCTCCAAGCGGATGCTTAAAACTTGGATGAAGTTGGATAGGAACGTCTAACTTTAAGAACAAGACTACTTGTTCATCGTGAAGTAAACTTGCCGACCTTACCGCATTTAGCGAGTAGATAATATCCCCTGCGTTACCAGAGTGTTTGATTTTAATCATTTTCTTCTTCTCCTATGTCTTATTGTTGGTTGTTGTGTAGTTTCTATTGGTTGAGGTTCGTTCGATTGCTCATAGTGCTTAAAAACACTTTTTATCAATTCATTGATGCAAGATGCACATCCCATATTCCTGAAAGCGAATCCGAAGTGTTTAGCGTGGTATTCTTTAAGAACTTCTAAGTCTAAGTTCGTGAATTGTGAATAGCAGTCTGTCTTATAAACTTCCCACTTAGGTAATAGGTGTTCTATCATTTGTTTAGTTGTTTAAAGATAAATGAATTAACTACCGCACAAAGGCAAGCAAGTAGTAAGCAGTTGTAAGTAGACTCGAAGAATACATATAACCCCATCCAAAAGCTAAGACAATAACCGCAGCTAAAGGGCTTAATAGGCATCTTCTTATATAGTTCTATCCATAATGCTATGAATAATTCGCTGATTACAAACCCTGCGGCACTAATCGAAAATATTAAAATAATCTTGTCCATATTTTTCTGCTAATTCTTTTCTGATTTTAAGTATTTTTTTGCTCACGTTCTGTTGGTCGATTCCTGTTGCCCGACTTACCTCTGCACTACTTAACCCTAAGTTCAACCAAACGCCAAATAGATTCTTGTCGTAATCGTTTAGCGTGTTTAGGTGTGTAGTGATATTTTGGATGAGATGGTTAAACCCCTCCTCGCTTAGATTCTTCTCATCTTCGCATTCAAAATCTGTTAGTTCGGTAGTTTTTAACAAACCTCTGTACTTCTTGTGAAAGTAGGATGTCTTGCTTCTATATTGATTGTTGCTGATTCTGACGAAGAGAAACTTTATAAACTTCGCCTCGTATGCAGTTACTATCTCTTGGTCTGGCTTTTCAAGTAAAATCAAAATAACTTCGTGAAATAAGTCGGAATAATCATAGTAGTTACCCGTGCTACAAATCTGCTTACAAATGTTTATGTAGGATTTGTCTTTGTAGATACTCTCTATGATTTGACTTTTATTCATTTTATTTGAATGACTTATAATACCTTATAGGGTATAATTATAGTTAATAACCAATATATTATACCACTTAGGGTATAAAGTAATCTATTCTCCAATCTTAGCCGCTTTAATCAAAACCTCCTCCAGAATCTTCTTGACTGATTTATCTTGCTCAA